GGGCAATCAGCACCTAGTACATCAAATACAGGAACAGAAGAATGGGCATTAGCAGGTGCAACCAAGACGCTAACTACAACATAGTTGATTTTTATTTATAAATCAGTACATTGACATTACCTTATGTCAAAGGAAAAACGAAACATCCAAATCGTTGCTGAAACAGAGTCTAAATATTTGACGAAAATATTAGACCAGCATGATGTCAAAGAATTTAAAAAACTTATTCCTGAATTAAAAGATACTTGGAAAAAGAAACAAATGTTTCGTACAGAAACAGAGATGAGATTTTCTGTATTGTCAGATAATAAATATCCAACTAAAGCTGCAAAGTATTGGCAATCAGTTAGAGAACAAAACACACACTTTGAAAACTTAATGCACTTATCTTTTGATGCTAGAAAGAACGCAGTAGAAATTAAAAAGATAGAAAAAAAAATAGAACAAGAAACAGATAAGTTAGAAAAAGAATTACTAGAAATAGAACTAGAAGAAAAAGTTTATGCCCAAGCAAGTATGGAGCTAGTTGCTAAACATAGAATGAGAGAAGTAGCAACTTGGTCTAAACTAAAAAAAGAGTTTGATGATGGACACTTTGACAAAGAGGATGTAAATACCCATCAAGCAGATTCTTATATGTTAAGACTACAACATCAAAAAGACACACTAACACCAGGTTCTTCTCAACCTGAAGTCTTTAATGTACTAGGTCAGCTCCATACTTTAGAAAGAGTTAGAAAATCAGGCGAGTTATTACCTAAAGGAAAAGAAAAAAAGAAACTTAAAAAATGAAGTTTGATTTTGTCTATCTAGGGCAAACTGTACTTAAATATCAAGTGCCTTTAGAAGTGTTTAACTATTTACAAAAACTATACCAAGTACAAAAGAAAAACTTACCTAAAGCAAATAAACAATTAGTTGGTAAAATTAAAGATGAAGTATCTTTATTCTATGGAGGTCAAGATAGCGAAAAAATGCACAGACATAATTTTATTTCACAAGATATTCTTAAATGGTTTTATTCTACCTTTAAACATTATTTAGATTGGAATAAAATTAACGAATACAATATGAACATTAATTCTATATGGGTTAATGAAATGAAAGCTCACGAATACAATCCAGTACATATTCATCAAGGTATGCTTTACACAGGTTTGTCATCAGTTATGATTATGAACTTACCTAAAGATACAGGTGTTGAATATTCAGCAGAATCAAAACCTATGAATGGTAGATTACAAATTATAGGAGCATCAGCAGGTCAATTTGCAAAAACAGATTATTCTCCAAATATGCGAGTAGGAGATTTCTATATTTTTCCTTATGACATGAGACATTGTGTTTATCCTTTTAATCGTACAAAAGAAAAACGCAGAACATTAGTTTGTAATGTAGATGTAAATTATAACCCAGTATCAAGTAGAACAGCAGGAGGTCAATTAGAATGATTCCTTTTATGCCTAGATGGCAGTCTTATATTGCCACAACAACTAAACCTATGTTCACACCAGAACAATGTAGAGATATTATTAATGCTGGTCATTCTTGCAAACCTGAACAAGCTAAAGTTGGTGGAGGTAAGACTGGTAAGCAAGACACTAAAAAAAGAGTTACTACCATTAGTTGGATTCCATTTAATAAAATGCCACAAATGTATAAAGTAATAGAAAACCAAATATCTATTGTTAATTTAAATCACATGATGTTTGATGGTATTAGATTAACAGAACCAGCACAATTTACAGAATATCCTAAAGGTGGATTTTATGATTGGCACATGGATTTAAATGCTTTTGGACATACAGGAGAACATCCTATTCGTAAAATATCTATGACTTGTTTGTTATCTGATCCATCAGAATTTAAAGGTGGAAATTTAGCTTTTGAAGATCATGGCAATAATAAAGTTAAATTACAACAAGGACAAGCTGTGTTCTTTGCTTCTTTTATGAGGCATAGAGTAGAACCAGTTAAAAAAGGAATAAGACGATCTTTAGTTATGTGGTTTGGAGGCACACCTTTTAAATGAAACGAGAAGTATTATTTCCCACACCTTTTTATTGGAGAGATTTACCTAACGCAAAACAACTTAATCAATATTTATTTAAACATATCAAATCTTGGTACAAACAAGATGTTAAAAAAGGCAAACCAACAGGAGAGTTTAAAACCAATTCTGGTTATGGTTGGCACAGCGAAACTAACATGAATGACAAAAAGGAATATCAACCTTTAATACAAGAACTTTTTACAATGGCAGCAATGTGTAATAAAGATTATGGTATAAAACCAAAGTTAGGTTTAGGTAATATGTGGGCTAATATTAATCCAAGTTATAGTTATAATAAAACTCATACACATCCTAATTCATTATGGTCTGGAGTTTATTATATTAAAGTACCTAAAAATTCTGGTAAGTTATTTTTAGAAGATCCTAGACCTGGCCCAAATACACATATGCCAAGAAGAGTAGATAATATGCCTAAAGAGTTGTGGAGAGTTGTAGCTTACGAACCTAAAGAGGGTAGAATGATATTTTTTCCATCTTGGCAACCTCATGGTGTTGATATTAATATGAACACAGATAAAGGAGAAAAGAATTGGAGAGTATCTGTTTCTTATAATTTTATACAAACCCCAGAATGAGTTTTAAAAAGAATAAATACCAAGTAATTAAAGAAGCTATACCTAAAGATATGGCTAATTTTATATTTAACTACATGATGTTACAACAAGATGCTGTTTATTATATGACGCAAAATAATTTAATAAATCCAGCTAATCCAATAATAGGTAATTGGGTAGATAAACAAGTACCAGGAGCTTATTCTAAATATGCTGATTGGGTAATGGAAACTTTATTATTATATGTTAGACCTATTATGGAAAAGAAAACAGGATTAAGTCTTGTTCCTACTTATTCTTACACAAGAATTTATAATAAAGGTAATATATTAAAAAAACATAAGGATAGACCTAGTTGTGAAATATCTACTACTTTACATTTAGGAGGCGATCTTTGGCCTATATTTATTGATCCAACTGGAGCTGATACTGTAATAGATGAGCATAAACAAATACATAAACCTAATGCTCCAAAAGGAAAAAAAGTTCTTTTACATCAGGGTGATATGTTGATATATAGTGGATGTGAATTAGAACATTGGAGAGAAAAATTTACAGGAAATATATGCTGTCAGGTTTTTTTACATTACAATCATTCAAACGGCAAATTTGCCGACAGTAATCTATTTGACAAACGCAAACTATTAGGTATTCCCAAATGAAATTATCAGCAAACTTTACATTAGACGAACTTATTAAAAGTCAAGTTGCAGAGAGAAAAGGTATTAATAATAATCCCTCTCCTGAACAAATTGACAATTTAAAAGCATTAACACAAAACATCTTGCAACCAGTACGTTCTCATTTTGACAAGCCATTAATTATTAGTTCTGGCTTTAGATGTGCAGAACTTTGTGTTGCTATTGGAAGTTCAATTAATTCACAGCATTGTGCTATGGATGAAGCTGCAGCAGCAGACTTTGAAATATGGGGTGTGGATAATGACCATCTTGCTAGTTGGATTAAATCAGAGCTAGAATATGACCAACTTATTTTAGAATTTTATAAAAAAGGAGAGCCGAACTCTGGATGGGTTCATTGTTCTTATTCAAGAAATAGCAATAGACAACAAAGTCTAATTGCATATCGTGATGAAGATGGTAAGGTTAGATATAAACCAAATATATAAATTAAAAGGTTAAAATTATGCCAAAAGGAATTGGATATAAAAATAGAAAGAAACTTCCCAAGAAGTCAGGCAAAAGAGGTAAAGGAAAATCTTTTACTTTCAAAAAGAAAAAGCGATAACATCGTAGCTCTACCCTCTGTTGCAATAACACAACTAATAGCATATAAGAATATTATATGCACAAATCAATATTAGTCATATCAGATTTACATATTCCCTATCATCACAGAGATAGTTTTGCATTCCTAAAAGAAATTAAAAAAGAATTTAAACCAGACTTCATTGTTAATATTGGAGATCTGTTAGACTTTCATGCAATCAATATGCACACACACGATCCTGATTTATATTCTCCAGGACACGAATTAGAAGTATCAAAAAAATACATTAGAGAATTAGAATCTATATTTCCTAAAATGATAGAAGTTGATAGTAACCACTCTAGCTTGGTTTATCGTAGAGCTTTAAAATTTGGAATGAGTAGAGAGTTCTTAAAAGACTATGGAGATTTTTTAGGAACAAAGAAATGGAAATGGATAGATGATTTAACTCTTACTATGTCTAATGGTCAAAGATGTTTCTTTACACATGGTAGAAGTGCAGACATTCTAAAGGTATCTCAAACAATGGGAATGAGTGCTGTGCAGGGCCACTATCACACAAAGTTTGTTATATCTTGGTGGGCAAATCCAGATAACTTATTTTTTGGTATGAATGTTGGATGTCTTATTAATCAAAAAAGTTTAAGTATGAATTACGCAAAAAACTTTAGAACAAGATTTATATTAGGTTGTGGGATTATATTGAATGGTATTCCTCGATTATTACCAATGGTCTTGAACTCTAGTGGAAGATGGATTAAGAAGATAGTATGAACAAAAATGGTACTTTAAACGAACATACAAGCCCACAGACTGCTTTAGATAGACAAGTTGGGGGTAACCATTATAAAAATGATTTTAAGATACAACCTGTTGAATTTATTACAGCAAATAATCTTTCATTTATACAAGGTTCAATTATTAAATATATTTGTCGTTATAATAAAAAAAATGGCAATGAGGATATAGACAAAGCAATTCATTATTGCGAATTATTAAAGGAGTTAAAGTAATGTGGTTTAGTGCAATTAAAATGGCCATAAGTGCTGGTAGCCATATCTATAAAAAAAGAGCAGAAACTAAAATGCGTATGGCAGATGCACAATATCTCCACGCAGAAAAGATGGCTAAAGGAGAGGAAGCATATCAAGGCAAATTATTAGAAGCTAGACAGAACGATTACAAAGATGAAATAGTCCTTTTAATATTAACGCTTCCAATCATTGTACTTGCCTATGGGGTATGGTCAGACGATCCTGAAGCTATGGCAAAGATAAATTTATTCTTTGAACATTTCCAAGCACTTCCGAGTTGGTTCACAAATTTATGGATTCTTGTCTGTGCGAGTATTTTTGGAATTAAGGGTACACAGATATTTAGGAACAATAAAAAATGAAAGATAAAATAATTACTTTTTTACTTACTGCAATTTTAGCTTTATCTGGATGGTCTTTATCAACAACGATTGGTCTTAAAACTGATGTAGCAATTCTTAAAGAGAAGATGAGTAAAGTAGAATCAGTTATTTCTAAAATAGGTAAAAAGCAAAATAAAAAGCATAAGAAAAAAAAGAAGAATGACTAAATACTTATTGCTTATTTTTTTACTATTAGTTAGTTGTGTTGGTTTTTCAGGTTGCAGCTATAATGTTCAACCCGATAAAACAACAGTAGAATATGGAACATCAGAAAATGGGAAAAATAAAACTAATAAAGGAATTACTCAAACCTTCAAGTGGAACAAAAAATAATGAAATTGATTTTGTTATTACCGATTTGGAAGTCAGATTATTAAGTCCACATCATTTTGAGAGCTTTATATCCTTACGATTTATAGATACTAAACCAAACTTTCCTAGAATTAAAAAAACTTTAGATGATATTGGTAGCCATCCTGAAGCTAATATTATCGATCACAGTTATTCTTATAAAGAAATTAAAGAAGATACCAAGCTAGATGGTTTGTACTTCACTAAACATTAGCCAAATATAAAAGACTAACATAGCAAGTAAAGCTAATCCTAGCAAAAAATGTAGTATTCTTTCTTTCCAACTATTTTCGTGCATTTTGAAATGTGTATTTTACAATACTTGTTTTAGGATCAAACTCCATTTTAGAGCAACCGACAATGCCTACAAATATAATAATAAGAACTAATGTAATAATTATATATTTCATTTTTACTGGTCTGCCTAATATTATCATTATCCCTCCTGTTTGTGAACTAAAGATAAATCCCTTTTTACTTCTGTTTGTCGTAATGATGCTAGTCTATCAAGGTTATTATAGTTTAGTTTAGCTCTTATAAGCTCTCTTGTAGCTTTTGCAAAGTCTTTTACGACATTTGTGTATTCTTCATCTGTTCTAGCTTTATGTTCTGCTTCTGCTACAGACTTACAGGTTAGCTTATGTTTAGCAAAACATTTAGAAAAAGTTGATTTTCTATGTTCGTCTAGTAGTATTTCTTTTTCAGCAGCTTCACTCCATTTTTTTGCTGCTTCATCCATTGCTTTATATACTTCATTACTGTTAAAAGTTATTGCATCCATTGTTACCTTTCATCCTCATATAATATTATTAACCTTTTACCATTCCAATAATAGCCACTAATTTTTCTTTTTTTTTTAGAATGGGATTTCGTCATCTAGTGGATCACTATCTTCGTTTATTTTTTTATGATCTTGTAAAGTAACAGGCATAGCATTATCAGGTGCAGATGGTTGTGCTTGTGTCATAGCAACTGCTGCATATTGAGGCATAGCTTGTGCAATAGGTTTCATTCCATCTACATTTCTAGCTTGGTAACTATCTTTTACAAAGTACCAAATAAATTTTCTTTGCATATTAGAATGTGTGTATTTATCCATTCTATCAGATTCTATATCAACAGAACCTAATTTTAATAAATACCCTTGTTTTACTTTTTCTACAACGTGCTTTTCATTTAACCAATTAGCAAATTGATAAGTTGAGTATTTTTTTCCTGTTGATGTATCTTTAAGCATTGTTTTACTTGATGCCTGATATTCAAATTTAGGTGCGGTTTTACCTGTTGGCTTTAAATACACTTCTAAAGCTACAAAAGGTTCTCTTTGTTTATTGTACATTTTTTTCTCCTTTTTGTTTATTGTACTCTATCATTCGTTTCTTAAACTCTTCTTCAATCTTAAATATATACTTACAAGCTCTAAATGCTTTTAGATATTTAGGATTAATTTTTACAGAAAGTAAAGAAACTTCTTTTGCAGGTTCTTTAGGTACATTTAATATAGCCAAATAATCTATTTTATATCCTAAAGAATCTTCACATAGCTTTTTATAGGTGTGAAGCTGTATTACTTGATCTGGGTAAAAGTCTTTAGATGTTTTAATATCTAATATTCCATATTTACCATTCCACGCCTTTTTAGTTACTATGAGGTCAGATGTACCACAAACGTCTAACTCCTCGCTATACATCGTCTTTTCAGTCGCTACGACCTTAAATCCAGACCCTTTCCAATATGCTTTAAACTTTTTAAACATAGTTTTTAAAGGTTCACTTTCAGGCATAACAACTTCTTTTCCGTTAATATAATCTTCTGCCAATTTATGAAGATTAGTACCAATGGTTGCGGCTTCTTCTTTTATGGTTTTAACTCTAGCTCGAAGATCGTCTATAAGTTGCTGTGTATGGTCAATAGGTTTATTTTCAAAATGTAGTTTAGCTTTAAGAGCTTCATATACACAGTTTTCTGCCCACCACAATAAACCACCACCAGAAAACCTTTTACCTATAAGTGATGTTACTCCTTGCTTTGGCATACCATTTACTTTGTATCTGTATCTACCGCCTTTAGGATTAAACTCTATTAGATTATTATTTTTGTCTTTAGATTTACTTATCATTATCTCCCTCCATTTATATATATTTTCTTTTCCAACTTATGCAGAATACGAAAGAAGTAATCCATATCTGTATTTGTAGCTTCACAAAACATTATAAGTTTTGGAAGCGGTATGGCATTAGTTCCTTTTTCATATTTTTGTATTTGCTGAAATGTTACGTTTAACAGCCGAGCCACTTTTGTCTGGGTTAAACCCATTGCTATTCTTCTTAATCGTAGTCTTAATCCTAAATATTGATTAAACCTAGCTGCATTATCTTCTTCGCTAAAGTTAGACCACTTATCTAGGATGAGTCTTATTTGGTCTTTTAACCCTCTTTCGTTTTTTGCTATTATCATAGTTCTCCTAATTTAAAACCGCATGGCCACGTTTAGTCAAACAGTTCCTATTTATCTTTGTTGCTTTTCTTTCTTTTGCTTTTACTAATCCTAATGTTGCTAACTCAATATATTTTGCATATAGGTATTTAGTATTATCTACAGCTCCATTAACATTCTCATTAACAATCTGATTACAGATTATTCTATCGTCTGTTAATTCGTGTGCTGTTGATTTGTCAAATGTACCTGAACGACCTTTTGTATCTACTACCAAATGTGTAGAACAATTTGTAAGTAGCGTAAAAGATATTAGCACTCCCATTATTTTTTTCATATTTATCTCCGTTTTATTTAGTTACCTGCTAACTGCTTGACTAATAC